CCAATAGGGAATACATCTGATCCGGGTACTGAATCGAGCGCGGTCTTTACCCAAAGTTTATAAGTTGTCGTGCCAGCACTATACGTAGTATCTGAGAAGAATGTGCCCTTATCAGTCCATGTACCAGCACCGCCGCTTGATGGCGCTGATGTAGATACTCGATAGGAACCTACCTCGTCACCTGTTCTCATGTTAGTGATAGCCTGGTCAGTAATCACATCAGCTAACTGAGCTTCGGTTGAGAAAGGCTCAACCTCATCATTGGCTGAATCGTAAAAGAGTAATCCATTCACGTTAAAATTAGCAGATGATACCGCACTAGGTACCGCACGATCTTGAGTATAACTGTAGGTAGCGTCTGTTTCAGATCCGATACCTGGATATCCTGGATAACCTTCAATGATACCGTTGTTCACAATACGGGTTGTAACATTCGTTCGTTGTGTTGAGCTAGTGTCTGATGCCGAACCGATAGACGTATCACCACCGCCTACGTTTACGTGTCCGTTTCCAGCTCCACTTATTTGTAATGCGTAAGCCACCTGCGTGTAATATATAACTCTTTCGAGTTCTGCCGACGTCATATCCTGTAATGAGTCGGATCCATCAAATTTCAATGGAAAAACTGTCATGATTAAACTCCTGGTCCAAATATCGTTTTCAGGGTTGTACCTGCTGTATTCTTAATCTCTATTTTTGTCGACGTGGCAAAGTGACTTGACTTGATGGCACCTGATTGAATCTTATCAAATGATATTGAGGAATCAGCAAGTGAGTAATTCGTAATAGCACCGGCGATAAAGTGTCCTGTTTCAATCGAACTATCTGCATATTTATCTGACGTAATACTGCTAGCTGCGAGCTTTGCAGAAGTAATCGATGAATCAACCAGGTTAAATTTTGCGTGAGTACCAGCGTTTCCATGATTGCTATCTAAACTGATGGTAGTTGAACTGGCAAATAAAGCTTTAATGTCTGCTGAGTCAGTTAATTCAAAGAACTTAGTATTTAGATTGTTGATAGCAGTTACAAGATCTGGTGCAGCATTTGTAAGAGAACTTCTATTACCTATGTCAGAATCAATATTATTGATGGCAACAACAAGCGTGGCCGCAGAATCGGTTAGCGTCGCCAGATCACCGATGTCTCCAGCCATGTCATTTGACTTGGTCACCCATGTTGCAATAGGATCGGTAAGATTAATTACTGTTTGAGCCATCTTTATCCTCTAAAATCTGTTGCATCATATTTTTCATCATAGCAACATCATTACGCAGTTCTTCAAGTTCAGCCTGTTGTTCTTTCCAAATTTTCTTTCTGTTTCTGGATTGTGCAATATCTTTTGAATTTGTATTAATAATTGCACCACTAGCTTTATGTCTTACTAAGCCAGCATGTCCATCCACTGGTATATATTTATTACTCATTATGTTACCAAAGCAATCGCTCTTAAATTTCTAAGTACTGGAACTTTTGAAGAATTAGTTGAAGTCATAACAATCTTAATTGCAAATTGTGTGAAAGCATCTATGTTACCGACTGTTCCTCCTACTAGATATTCATAAGCACGAAATACTTCTTCATTCTCATCAGCTGGATTACTCGTAAATTCATCAACTTCTATATATGGTAGATCATTAAGAACATCATCAGCAGTTCCAGTTTTAAAGTAGACTCTAAATCCAGCCGCGGCAGGTCTATTTGCGTCAAACATAATCTTTATTCCAACCGCAGCTTCTTCTAGAACTACAGCACGCGTTATATGTTTAGAAGCATGTGATCCTTCTGACTTATCAGTTTCATTAACAAAAGTAATTGGAACATTGAAGTTACTTGTTAATGATTCATCTTGTCTATCGATAATGTTTTCGTATCCAAGCACTCTCGCTCGTTGTAAGTCAAGAACTGGAGATACTTTAGTATCATCTGTAGCTAAAGATAATTTCATATCAAAGGATGCACCACTTACACCAGCATGAACACCAACGTTTGAATCATTCAGAATTACGTTAGGAGATTCAAGAGTGTTCATAGCATTAAGCGCAATATCTCCATAAGCCGCATCTTTAGCGTATGATGGACTTGTGTTTCTACCACTAGCATATGAAGAACCAGATACGAGTTTTGCTGAAGATGTAACAGTTGTTCCAGAAGAAGGTATTAAAGTTTGTACTCCTGGAATAAATTTATCATACATGATATTTCGAGTTACAATCACGTTACTTCCACCAACTAGCAAGCTTGCCGTTGCATTTGAATCAGCATCAAAAGTAAATCCAGTATGATCAACCTTTGTAATAGTGCGAGATCCAAGAATAGAAGATGCAAAACTGAACGCACCATCTACATCCGCATCTACTACACCAGAGACGAAGACCTTGTCATTCTTTGCGAATCCGTGTGCGTCCATAAACACATGGCATTGATCTCCAGCAGATTCAGTTAACATTGAGTTGACTGGAAGTAGTTCACGTATATCAGTTGCATTTGTTAATATAGCATCTGCAGAAGAAGAAAAATCTGCTCTATATAACTGGAACATTAAATCGCGATCTTGGTCTGGAGTCCATGTTGAACCATTTTGTGATGTGAACATTGAACCAAGCGTAGGTTGTTTATTAACTCTTGCTTCCGTTGATCCTATGAGGAAATCATAAGTCTTAGCCACATGGACATTATAACTTGTTGATTCAGCAAGAAGAACAATAGCGTATTCTCTTCCGGGCGTAAGATAGCACACTTCATCAAACACAAAGTCTGTGCCGTTTGATCTAATATTATCAAGATCTGTTAAATCACTAGGAATATTAACATCTGCTGGCGCAAGAAACTTTCTTGCATCTGGTATCATAAACGGTGTTGGCACTCCATTTTCTACCGTTCGGATTTGACACTGAACAGGAACAACATCGTCTTTTGTTGAAAAGAAAATTCTAACCTTTGTAATAAAAATGCCATTCGGACAATCAATAGGATCAACATAAAATGTTTGTGCTAAAGGATCGCCCGGACCTTCACGCCCGGCTTGAGGCCGTTCACGAATTGCAACAGTTCTATCAATAACTCGAGTAGATCTTACAGTATCCTGAATAGTTTCAATGATACCTTGAGATGTGAACCCAGCTCTTGCAGTGCTAATGGCAGCATTATCATCACCACCAGAAATATCAAGCAACTTGAATTCTTGAGTTCCGGATCTAAATTTAAGAGCATCTGTGCCGGGAATAATAAATGAACCAATTAGTTCACCGGCAGAATCCGACGTAAGATTAGTAGATCCATCAGGGTGAGCAGTTGCTCTTGAGAAAACGTTTGAGTTATCATCTTGACGTGATCCAAAAGTTTGGAAAGTTGTTTCTGCTCGCGTAAAATCATCAATTGCTTTTTTGCCAAAGTATGGAAAATAGCGAGTGCGCGGCCGAAGACCTTGAGCTTTAAAGAAAATTTTTCTTGAGCGCATGAAAGGAATGAGGCTAACATCAACTACTCTGCTGCCAATTACTTTTCTACGAAAACTGACTACATCAGTCATTATGCTGCCTCCACTTTTCTTACCGCATTCGGCACATTTTCTTTGTTCATCATTTCTAGAAGTTGTGGTTCGATATCTCTATTATCAACTTCATCATAGTCGCCAAATATAGTTCCATCGGCAGCAACTACTCTATGTTCTTCGTTAATAAGAGTGTATATACGTTTTTCTGGAGTTGAGCGTACTGCTTTTTCAGATTCGCAAACTCGTTTCCATTCACCGTTTTCATATACAGTATGAGATCCTGTTAACTTTGTAGATCCATACATATACCAATCTTCCGTAGTACCATCCCCTATAATGAGTGTTCGGACTCTACCACCTTCCATGAGAATGTCGCCTATATCGATATTCTCAATAGCTCTTAGTACTCCATTAGCTAGTAACAGTAGCGTACCAATAGCGAAACAGCTACCGCCACCAGAACTACCGCCACCGTCATTGCCTCCCGGAGACTCACGACCTCCAAATGGCTCACTACGATCACTTTTGTTTTCTGTATCTTGTGCACCAAATGCTATCCGCACTGTTCGTGTATTTACAATAGTTCCACCATCAACAATTATTTCAGGAGCTCTACGACGCTCAATATATGTATCAGAAGAAGGAGATAATTGAAGTACTCCTTTTCCTGTTAAAACCGCGAATGGATTGATATTTTCAGTTTCAGTTGCAAGCGATTGATCAATGTACGTAAAGTTTGAATCAATTGGTAGCGTAAGTAATTCACCAGACACTGCGCTTGGACCACGTTGAGTAGTTGAAGTCGCTGAGTCATAAAGAAGCCTAATTTCATTAGCAACAACGTATGGCCTCATCGTTCCATTTAGCTCTTCAATAGCAGCTCTATATTCAGAACGAGTGAAGTCTGCAAATGAGTAATCGTTAAACGGATCGGCTAAGAAACCTGACTTTGTACGTTCAAGACCAGCAGAGTCTACAACCGTAAGATTTTCTGTTGAGTTTTCAAGTAAGCTAAGAGTAGTTAATTCTTCAAGATCTTCAATTCTTTCTTCAAGGCGCTGAATATCAGACATAGTGAATCGCTTATGCTCAAGTATTTCTGAAGATAAGTCAGATTCATTAAGAGTAAATCCATTTAAAAAGAAATTATAGATTGGGAGAGATCCATCTGGCACCAATGGTAATTGAGGATTAAAAGATGGAACGCCCTGAATATATTTTAGTGCGCCTCTTGGAAGAGATCCTTTATCATTATCAGCTGAACTTAGCGTTAATGTATCAGCTCTTTTAAGATAATACGTTGCGTTGACATCAAATGATTGCCCGTTAACTGGAAGTAATGGTACAATCTGTGAACCGCCGCCGGCAGAATCAAATGTAAATTGCATCACACCAGCTGAATCAGCCAAGATTCCTGACACAGGTCTAAAATCAAGTTGATCTCGCAGATTTACGGTTTCACCGGTTTGCAACGTATGATTAGGTATTCCAGCATACCCAACACTATCGCCAGTTGGATATGATGTTACGTCAAAATGAGATCCAGAAGTAGAGTGAGTAAAATGTCTAAATTTTACGAATGCATTGCCAACTGGAAGACTTACACCACTTTTCTTTACTAGTCTACCGATTCCATAAAAGTTATCTCTTTGTCCGTTATCAACGTTGAAGAAGTTTGATATATCAGTGCCGCCTTCGCTGTTCAGCGATATTTCTTCTACTTTATAGATATCAGCTTTTCGCAGTGACAGAAACTTTGTGCCAAATCCATCAGAGTCAAGATCATTTGTCATGCTTAAAGTTAGTTTCTCAGCAGCTGCAAGTGATTTTGATTTTGCAGAGAAATTTGTTGGACCTTTTAATGTTTGCAGCGCATAGATATCGTACTGCTGGCTGTTATCAGCGCCACTGGTAATATTGAACTCTGTGCCTGACGGAGATCCAAGACTAATGTTGAACGCGAGTGTGTCCATCTTGCCGTCGGTTCGTGTTGCAACCCAAGATGACGAGCTTGTAAATGTATCACCTCCAGAAATTGCTTGGTTCGAAGCAAGGACACCAGATCCGTTAGTAGTAACTGTGTATTTTTTCTGCACCGCAATATCATTTGATGCGGTGTATGCAATTGTTGAAGGACGCTGCCTTGACAGTGGAAATAGCAAAGTGTTATCTAAAGTAGATTTAGCTAAAGCTCTACCACTTTCAAGCTTAATACTAATATATTCTTGTGAACCAGCACCAATAGCTTTTGCATTAGCAAAGTTACTTCCTGACCTCATCTGGACATCATAAAGATAAGCTCTATGATCAGCGGCATCTTCCTCATAATGCCTGATTCTCGCAGTACCAATTGTATTTGGTGCAGCTCCTGCGCTATCAAGCGTTCCGTCATATATTAATGACTTTGCATTGAGCTCGGGTAAATTATAGTTTGAATCAAAGAGTACATAGTTACCATAGACTGGAATAACTGTGTCGCCTACTACTTCCTGTGTTGTTTGTGATTTTGGTACAGTAATATCTTCTGAAGGAGTAGAAATTCTATAACCGTCTACATAAGCAACACCACCAGTAACATCAAGAGAAAGATTTGAATCATTTAGTGGATCGAACTTAGCTGTATATTCTTTTACAATATAATCGCCAGATTCTTCTTTTGTTCTACGTGCCATAACATCACGAATAACATTGTATGAATTGTCTGGAGTAACCTGAGAACCAACTCTTCCGTTTGAAATTCTACACAGGAATACGAAGTTATCTGAAGCGGCTAATGAATCTCTTGTAGCTAGTGTGAGAGTAATTCGATAACGATGCGCACCTGGAGCAGCCACGTTTGGAGCAGCCCCTTGATTATCATAAAGATCTTCATCGTCTGTTTCTTTTACGATGTCCTGTACTAACTTAAATCCTAAATCCAGTGAAGGTGTTCTAGAATACTTTGCAACTACTACGGTTTGTGCTTTAGCAAATACGAAGTGCCCTTGCACATAGAATGACCCTTTTGCTATTGAAGCTTCAAGTCCTTCACCTGTTGCAGCTGAGGACGCAATCGTGATAGGATCTAATGTACCGAGGGAATGCGTTAGTGTTCCACCATTAGCACAACGAACTTGATTAGCACCGGCTGTACCTGATAGAGTGTCAATGTATTCAACAAAGATTGTATCTGGATCCGAACCCGTAGCTTCGGTTGCTCTTAAGATTTTTACTTTAATTCCATCAGTGTCTGTGAATGTTTGTCCAACTACTGTTGATGGATCTGATGGAAGAGCACCGGTTGCAAGTTTAATAAACTCTACCGTGTTGAGAGTAATATTACCACCGCTGACCTTACCACCTTCCTTAAATATATTAGTACCGAATCTTTCAATCTCAGCCTGAATAATCGTCTGCATTTGCGTAAGTTCACGCGCTTGCAAGGCTCGGCCTGAATTAAAGAGTATCCGATGATAATTATCGGAATCTTTAAAATCATCCTTATATGTGGTTTCAAATATAGTAGTGGTAAATGTATCAGCCATTCTTTACACCGTCAAAATAACTTTAATATCTTCGGTTTGTGACGAAGATCGAATAATTCTTGCTCTATTCTCTATGTATAAGAGATCTCCAGAGTAAATATCCACTGGACTAAAGAGGTTGCCACTATCAATTGTGCCAGTTCCACCTAAGTTACCAGTTAATGCTTCACCGTCTTGAAAATTGCCGTTAATTGTATTTTCGTTTTGATGAAAGCGAATAGAGAATCCTGCATTTGAATCCACTTCATCTATTCTCGCTGTGACACCCGATGTTCCACCCGTAATAATTTCATCAACTGCAAATCCAGTAGTACTAATATTTTGTGTCAATGTCATATTTCTATTTACTTTTTCAGTGAGGTCTCCAAATCGGCCACCCTCTGAAGAAGAGTCTGTATAATCTAAATTTTTAAGTACAATGATTTGTCTGAAGTCATTAGTGATATTAAACTTTCCGCTTTCATTTCCAGCAGGTTTAATATTTGACATTAAGCTCGCAGATTTCAAATCTTTACGAGCATCGAATCCGAATCCATCTTTCGGGCCGATGATTGGTCTAAGTGTTGCACCTGATCCACCTCCACCTGCGATGTTGATGGATGCATAGTCATAACCTGAGCCAAGACCACCAGATTCATTATTCATCTCAACTTTTACAATTGCACCGCCAGAAATAGTTGCAGTTGCTGCAGCAGCTGTACCATTTCCTCTAAATGTTAATGTTGGTGCCGAAGTAAATCCTGATCCGGCTCCTACAATTTCAGCTCCGATAATTTGTCCGCCGATCGCCTGATTTTGAACATTTAACTGTAGAAGTTGGAAAGCGTTGGCCGACCCTGAATCAATAAGAATTCTTTGAGTAGGTTGGAATCCAGAAGTCAAGAAATTAGTAGCATCACCGGAAGATATTGAATAAAGAAACTTCCAACGATAACCATCCGATGTTTCAAATGCTTCATTGACATTCACGCTAGCTGTTGTATAACTCGGCTTTACTGTTGATGCATTTGCTGAGCCGGTTGAAGATTTACTTTGCTGAATACAAATATAAACTTCATTATCTTCTGTGAGAACATAATATGGATTTGTTGGATAATCAACTTGCTTATCATTCCAAGCAGAGTATATTGTGCCTGAAGACCAGTTATTTCTTGTCACAACAAATGAACTTGCAGTAATTTTCTTAATTGATTCTAAGTTGCCACGAGCAACTCTTTCTTCAAACATTGTACGAAGTGGAGTGGCGATAGTATCGGACGAATCATACGTGTCTGATTTACCAATGCCAATATAATACTGATCAGAGTCAGCTGTTGAAGTAACATCATTAAATAGAACTTCAATTGTATTATGTTTAAATGGATCTGTAATAATTGCTGTCATCTTTTAATCCTTACGCCAATGTCGTTACGCTTTGGTTGCCAATGAGATACCAATGTGATCCATCCCAAACACACTGAGCTGCTTCGTTTTGTGCAATGGCAAAACTGTTTGTACCACCGGTGCTCTTGAAACTTGTTGGTGATATTGTCGCGACACCAGCTCCTTTATTCGTAAATATTTTATATTCACCAGTCGTTGTGCCATTAGCCAAAGACACCGCGAGAGCTGATCCTTTATTACATATGATCATAGTAGCCGCGGCTGATGCAGCACCATTCGCTGTGATCTCAACTGCCTCATAGGCAGCCTTACTTATTTCAACTGAACCAGTACCTTTTGCATTCAAATTTAAGTTAAGGTTTGTCGCTGTTCCCGTTGCGTTAACTTGTACAGCATCTGTAGTAGCTGAGTTAATAACTGTAATTTCATTAACTGCCGAACCAGTTGCGGTTAACTTAATTGATTCATTACCATTTGCATCGTTAATTGACGTAGTGATACTCGGTGTAGTTAAAGCTGGACTCGTGAGAGTTTTATTTGTTAAAGTCTGAGTAGCACTATTGAGTGTAACTACACCATCAGAATCTGGTAATGTGATCTTAACATCAGCACCCACGTTACTTGCAACCAAACGAGTTTCAAAAGCATCTGCAGTAGCACCTTCAAATACTACAGCGCTATCTTCAAACGATACTTGTGAAGACAAGTCATTACTATCACCGCCACCAAGAAAGCGATAGATTTCAACAAAGTTGTCATTTATCTTTGTACCGGCCGCACGAAGTGTATCTCCGTTTCCGTCATTAGCAGAAGAACCAGTGTTAATATTTTGTCGTGCCATTTATCTAATC